CTGGTTTAATTCGCCATCCATGTTTATTACTCCTTTTTTATCACGGCAACATTGCCGTACTTACAAATGTAAAGTAAAATTTAGTTGTTGTAAAGAAATATTTAGCAAATAAGGAAAATAAATGACAGATGCACAACTAATTGACCTATTGGGCCGGCCAGCAAAGGTGGCAAAGCTATGTGGTGTAACGGTCCAGGCGGTGTGTCAATGGCGCAACAACAATGCAATTCCAGCCGCACCGTTGATGCTAATAGCCGCAACAATAGAAAAAGAATCAGCCGGGCTAGTTACCAGGAAAGACCTTTTTCCACAGACCTGGCAATTAATTTGGCCGGAGTTAAGCACGGTTTAGTTTTATGGTATAGTGAACTTATTGCGATGTGGAAACCGCTAAAGTTAGAACCCCTTGATGGGTAGATTGTCCTGAATTAATTAAATGCACTTGAACCATTTAATTAGTTTAGTTTCCACACAATCTACCTTTTAAGGGGTTTTTTTGTTTCTATTCGCAATCGTTCTGATTGGGGATTCACCACCACCAGCGGTCAGGATAGAAGCGTTACTGGGGGATCAAAGGATGCAATAGCGCATATATCGGTGGCGAAGTTAGTGCCGATTCCTTGAACGACTGACGGGTTAAGTGGCTCCGAAAAGCAAAACTTATTAAGGCAACCTAGGTGGGCTAGGTTTGTCCACCAAAAAGCAATGTTACATAAATACAACAGTAAATAAATCAATTCTTAAGGAAAACCCTAATACGTCATATTTTTGTTTACAACTAAAGATTACTTTAGTAAATTATTAATACGGCAACGGTGCCGTGAAAACAAAAGGAAATCAAAATGTCAAATTACGAAAACAAAATGTTTGGAACTTCAGTTGAATCAGTTGAATCATCTTTTGCAACTGCTTACAACATCAATATGCGCCTGGCCGGTATGTTATCTGACGTACAAGAATTAATTTCTATGGGCAAAACAGAGCAAGCAAACCAAATTATCAATCAAGTAAAACATTACTTTTTTGAATACACCGATACACGTAATGCCGTTTACGCACAAAAGCAAGCTGAAAATGTTTGAAATTTTTTGGAAACATTACCCCAGGAAGGTAGCTAAACGTGCCGCCCTGGGGGCGTTTAACCGGCTTACCAAAGACGAACAAGCCCAGGCCGTAGAAGCTATTGAAGATCACGTAGCGTACTGGAAACTAAAGGGTACTGAAATGGATTTCATACCCCATGCAAGCACGTGGATCAACCAGGGTAGGTTCGAAGATATTTTGGATATGACCCCTAAAGAAGTAAAGCGGCCTTCATTACCTTGGTATAGTAATGATGAATTAACTTTGGCCAAGGGCCGGGAACTAGGGTTAAACGCATATGCCGGGGAATCAATGGGGCAGTACCGACAACGAATCAGCCAAGCAATTGGAAAGGCATCGGTATGAATGTGAAATCAGACAGTTGCTTATTTACCGTGCCCAGCTTGGGCTTGCCGGTTTTAGGCGTTTTTTTGCTAATCCTAGTTTTGATAAGCGCCGCCAGCAAATTGCGGGGGATTTTTACGATCAATGGAAAAAAGGCAACCGTGGTGAACCGGGGGATTGGCGATGACTGAACTACTTTTTCTTTTTTTCTTTTTTAGTGGCGTATTAGTTTGGGGTTTTGCCCTTTTTGTAATCCTTAAAATATGGTTTGAAAAATGAAAGCAGATAGCCGTGTTGTTGACCCCAACGATTGCGTAGATTACCTATACGAATACGCCCCGGAATACGCTAAAGCTAAAGGCGAATTGGCGGAACTGGAAGCTTATAAATCCAGCCTAAAAGCCATCAAAATGAAACAGTCAAGCGAACAAAGTTTGGGTGCCCAGGAACGTGAAGCTTACGCTAGTCAAGACTATCAAGACCTATGCAAAGCCATTGGTGCGGCCACGTATAAAACCGAAATGTGGAAGTACCGGTTAGAAGCGGCAAAGCTTAGATTTGAAGCCTGGCGTACTCAGGAAGCCAGCAACCGTAACTTGGAAAGATTAACCAAATGAAATACATAGTCAAAGATGAAAATGGCGAAACAATGCGTATTGTTGGCCGCCAGGAAGAAGCCCGGCAACTTGTTACCGCCAGGGCCGGCTGGTCATTTACTAGTGTACGTAGCCCAAAAGTAAAGCTAGATTTATCACAATTTCAGGATGCGCCATTTTGAACGACAAACTAACTGAAGATTTTGAAGAATGGACACCGTTTCTTTTGCATTTACTTGAAGTTAACAGGCTAAAAGCAGAAAACGAACAACTACGTAATCAAATTAAACACCTGGAAAGCCAGGTTTATGGGGGAACTACTAAATGAACGACTATTCAACGCCTTACCTTGCATTGCACAAATTAATGCGTGATTTTCACGAAACTATTCTTAAAGGTAATTATCAACGTGCCCACGAAATAGCAGTAGATATTACCGATGTAGCCCAGGCACTTGAAGATATATCTAAAGAATTACGTGATGCCTATACTGATTGAGTTAACCCCGGCCGAAATACAAATGGCCGCCCTTGTAGGCACCCAGCGCACGGTCCAATGTATTCAAAACGGGTCAAAGCATAGGTACGGGGCTAAAGACACTAATGCCTGGCAAATGAGTATTGAAGGGGCAATGGGCGAATGTGCCCTGGCAAAGCACCTTGGCATATTTTGGTCAAAAGGATTGCCCGGCGCAACTGACGTAGGCCCCCATGATGTAAGACAAACACCGTTGGCGCACGGCAAACTAATTGTTCATCCTACTGATGATGATAACCGCCGCTTTTACCTGGTGACGGGTTTATTGGGTAAATATGCAATTCATGGGTATATGCACGGCAAAGATGCCAAACAACAAAAATATTGGGCCGATCCCCAAAACACGGGCAGATGGGCTTATTTTGTTCCACAATCAGATTTAATATGGAACGATAATGAACGTATTAAAAACGATCAAAATTGGTTAGATGACTAAACAGGACAAACTACATTATGCGAAGCTGGCTAGATTGGGGTGCATATTGTGCAAACAGAATGGAATCCTTGATACCGATACACCCGTGGAAATCCATCATATTCGCAGACATGGCCAACCAAGAAAAACTGCTAAAACTATACCCTTATGTATGTGGCACCATCGCCTTGGAAATACCAGCGTTCATTCCCTTGGCCACCGGGGCTTTCAAAAATACTGGGGATGGAGTGAAGAAGATTTGCTCGAAAAAACCGAAGAAATGCTAAATGACAATAATTAAATTGCCATATCCACCCAGCATGAATACGTATTGGCGTAACTTCAGGGGCAATACCGTGCTTAGTAAAGCTGGACGAGAATTTAAAACCGCAGTTGCAGAATGTGTTGTTGCTCAAGAAATACCTAAATTTGGCACCAAACGGCTAGAGGTAACGTTATTTTTATATCCACGGTCAAAGGTAGTCACCGATCTTGATAATCGTTTAAAAGCCGTTTTAGACGGATTAGAAGAAGCTGGCGTTTATGACGATGATGGACAAATAGACGTGCTAATGATTCAGCGTGGCGAACAACGTAAGGGTGGCGGCGTTGATGTAATGATAGAAGTAATTTAAAATTAGTTATGGCAGATGAATATGAACTAGGCACCGTTGGTCCTATACCAACAGTTAACCCAAGAGTAGCAAAAATTGGGGATATGCTAAAGCTTGCTAAAAAATATGCTGATCAATATTACGTTAAAGATTACGTCCCATTAATAGGCGGAACAACCCTGGGTGAGTTTCTTTTGGGCAAAGCCCCTGAAGAAGTTGAACGTTGGGGCCAAGGCGATTCTCCATTTAGAAATCCTAATCAAGTAGTAAGAACTGGCGGAAACCGTCTTGATGTATTTAAAACAGGGCGATTTGAACCACTTCTTGATGTTGCTTTAAACGTTGGATTGCCAGGTGCCGCAACGGCACAAATGGCCGCCAAAGCAACTAAAAATATGCCAATTGGCAATATGATGATTGGTCCTGAATCAAAAATTTGGGACAAAGAAATGGCTTTTAATGCTAGAAAATTAGAAGCAAAAGGCGAAACGCCTGAACAAATTTTTGATAAAACTGGCATGGCACGTGGCCTTGACAATCAATGGCGGCAAGAAATTAGCGATAAATTTGCCACAATGAAAGGCGGCGGAACGTTTGGCGAAACCGTTATGAATCGTATGTCAGCCCTAGGTAAAGACAAAACCGCTGAACCAGTAACTTTAAATGATGTTTTTTATCATCCAAAGTTAGCTGAAGCTTATCCTGAATTAATGAATATTGAAGTTCAGTTCACAAAAAAAGGTAGTCAAAACAAAGGTGAATTGGTTCATACAAATGAAGGTTATGTAGTCAGAGTTAATCCCGATATGCCAGCGGATTAAGCTAAATCAACAATATTGCATGAAATTCAACACGCCGTTCAGGGCCAAGAAGGATGGAATAGGGGCGCAAATTACAATCAACAAGTTAAATATTATGTTGATGAAAAAAACAAAATAATGTCACAAATTGAAGATTTAAACCGCCAAGGAAGCGAAGCTTATAAAGCCGATGACATGGAGAAATACCGTCAATTAATGGCTTCTAGGGATGTTTTAAGCAAAAAATATATGCAAATTGAACCCGAAAAAATGGGTTATGAAGATTATTTATTGCATGGTGGCGAAGCGGAATCACGTTTAGTCCAAAACAGAATGAATTTAGGCCCTGAAGAATTGCGGCAATATTATCCATTTCAAAAGGGCGATATAAATTACGGTTTAGACATAAACCCTGACGAAGCAATTATTTCTACCCAGCACCCAAGAAGCATAAATACGCCAATGGCAGAATTTGAATATCGTGGTGCCCATACCGCCCCATATAAAACTGAAGATGCTTCAACTGCGCCAGCTTATGAAATGAATCGTGTTTTTCCTGATGACGTGTATAGCCCAAATGGTTATCGGTTTTATGGGCACGGCGGCGATGCTGAAAAAATGGATATGGACACAATGGCTATTATGCAAAACGTTAAGGGCAACCCTGACCAGCCAATAACCATTTATAGGGCAGTTCCTAAACAATTTGCTGATGAAGATATATACACAGGGGATTGGGTAACGCCAAACAAAGAATATGCCATGCAACATGGCAAACGTTTTGATGACGGTTTCCATATTATTGAAAAAACCGTTCCGGCAAAGCATATTTGGACTGACGGCAATTCTATACACGAATTTGGTTATGATCCACTCGATTAGTATTGACAAGGTAGTAAAATAGACGAAAATGTAGTTTGTAATACCCCCATCACATAGGAGAACTAATCATGGGCAAAATGGATTCAATGAAAGGCGTACCTTCAACAACTGGCGCAATGGCACCTAAAGGCGCAACTTCTAGCGACACTTCAGGTGAACGCATGGGCAAAATTGTTGGCGGCGTAGCTATGGGCAAAGAAGATATGACCGGTAAAGATAGTCAATTCAATACTGGCCGTACCGAAGGTATTTGCTATGAGCATACCCGTGATGCTTATAAATGCGAAGATACTAACTGCTAATCATGGCATTTAATGCTGATTTAAACCCTAAAAAAACCGCTATGGGTTTGGGTGAGTTGCTGAAAATGGAAGAAGTAATGGCAAAAAATAAGCTTTATAACGATGCCGCCAAAGCTAAATCCATGAAAAAGACTGCAACCCCAGCCGCAGATGCTATTTTAAGTAGCCCTAATATGCTCAAAAGTAGTGCGGATGACCTTGGTACTGAATTTAGGTTTAATAGCAATCAAAAAGACTAAAGCGAAAAGCCCTAGCACGTGAAGGTAAACTAGGGCCTTTCTAACCAATACAAGTAATCGGAGAACTTGCAATGGCTGATGTAGATTTTATCTTAAAACCCCTGGCTGACAAGATAGTTGTTCGCCCGGATAAACGCATTTTAAGTTCTGTAATTCTTGTGGAAAACAAGGAATACGACAATATGGGCACGGTAGTAGCCGTAGGTCCAGGCAAAGTCATTAATGGCCGCCGTCAAGATATGCCAGTAGAAGTAGGTCAATACGTCAGATTTGGCACTATGAGTGACAATCCCAAGGACGAATATCTAAAATATCAAGAATACTTTACTAACGGTGAACGTTATCTGATAATGTCATGGCAAGACGTATGTTTTATAACTGACGG